GCGGGTTGTCTCACTGAAGCAAGAGACGTTACTGACCTGACAGGAGATTTTGAATATGTTCTGGCTGATGCAGACGTACCGGAAACGTGCTTCGCTCTTCGCATCGATGGCGACAGCATGCAGCCGGAGTTTAAAGAAGGCGATATCGTAATTATCGACCCGGATCTGTGCCCTACCCCTGGAGAATTCGTGGTTGCAAAGAACGGCGGCCATGAAGCCACATTCAAAAAATATCGCCCGTTGGGAATAGGTGTTGATGACTTCGAATTGGTTCCGCTTAACCCAGACTATCCTGTTTTGCGCAGTGCTGACATGAAGTTACAGATCATCGGTGTCATGATCGAGCACCGCATTTACCGCCGTAAACGCTAAAACCCCGCCTCCGCTGGAGGGTTCCGCTGCCCTCCTCACACATATCTTGTAAAATCTTACAAACTAAATTCATTTAAATATCAATAACGTGGTATTTTTGCGCCCACAAATACCACATTTGTGGTTTACACAATACAACTCAAATTGTAGATTTAATCCCAAGAAGTAATCGCTCTTTAACAAACAGAACCGCGTGACAGGTAAGCCGCTGTGCTCCTGGCAAAACGAAATGGCACCCGATGGGATCGAGGTAAGCGCCGAGTCCGTATGCGTACGGTAAGCGTAGAGGACCACACTGCGACGAGCTGATAAGTCACGCAAGTTGAAACGCCCCGATGATGGAGCGTGCAGTGAATTAATCAAAGGCTTCGGGCCTTTTACTAATCCACTGAAAGGACAATGAACATGACTTATTACGAATCCGCCGAAGGTGAAACCATCACTAAAGGCCGTGCGCTTATTGAAGTTCGTCGTCACGGTGCTAGTGAAGCCGAATTCCTGGCTGAAATGGGCGATACGCAGTCCTATGACGCTCAGGCAGTTCTGGTCTGGCTCGGTTACTGAATCATCCACTGCTGTGTGTAGTCTTTGCCCGCCTCCCATGACGGGCTTTTTTATGCCTGAAAGCGCATTCAGTGCAGTGCGCTCCCCGACATGAAAAGGAGCACTACCGATGAAACCTGAACACCTCCACCGGCTGACGGGGCGCGACGTGCTCCATTATCGCCGCAAACATTTCGACATTATTACCGGTCTGGCCCTCGCTACTGCGTTCGGCCTGGCTATTACCTTCATTCTCCTTGTAGCGAGGACCGCAGTATGAGCTTAGAAACAAATCTGGAACTTAATAACCAGCTGGTAACCCGTAACAACGAACTCCTGGAACGCCTTATCACTGCCCTAGCCTCTGGCGTCGCTCTTCGCCCGGACACCGTGGCGCAGGTGCAGGAATACCGCGAAACGGTACCGGAGACCGGAGGCGGTTCGCCTACTCTGGATGATCTGACATTCAGCGACATTATCGCCCTGGCTGCATTCTACCCGTCACCGCAGGAGCTCAGTACCGATATGCTGCAGCGCGTTGTTGATTATCGCGACGCTGAAGGCGATAAGCGCGTTGTGCAGATCGACGCTCTGGACAGCGCCCTGCAGGGCGTTAAACGCGCAGGCCATCTTAACAAGCCAGCATTACTCGACCTGTCGCGTAACATTCTGCGCTTCTGGGACGATTTACCGACCATCGCGGCACGCCGTGACTTTGCCGAGCGTTTACTGGACGCACCAGCCGACGGCCGCCATGAAGTGAAGCCAAAAACCAGCGGTAAGGATGAAGAACGCACCGGACCGTTCTACTGCAAGAACGTTGATGGCTCCGCCGCCAGCGAGCTTCACACCTTACGCAAGCTGAACGAACTGCTTAAAAAGGGCCATATCGAGATCACTAAAGTTGAGTACCTCCAGCTGCAGGAAGATTTCGCGCGTAAAAACGCGGCAAAAGGTGGTACTGAAACAGGTGGTGATGCAGGGGAAGATACTGGCGAACAGACCGATTTTGCGGCGCTGCGTAAAAAGGCCGAAGGGTTGATCCTCCAGCTGGCGAAAGGTGGTTACCGTGCCGAAGCGGTGGCGATTCTGGAAAAACAGGGTGCCAAAAAACTAGGCGAAGTTGCTGACGAGAACCTCGCAGACGTGATCGCTCAGGCTGAAAAAGCGCTGGAGGGTTAATTATGCCAGACGTTCATGCACGACTTTCACCGTCTTCAGCGCATCGGTGGATGCGCTGCCCCGGTAGTCTGGCGCTGGAGGCCACGCAACCGGATAAAAGCTCCTCATTCGCAGAAGAAGGTACCGCAGCGCATGCGCTTGCCGAAAAGGTGCTGCGCAACCGCCAGAATCACCCGGAGCACTATGCAGGTTGCAACGTCGCGATGTTCCTCGGCTCCTTTCCTCTTGCTGAGCACCCGGATGATACTTCCGGCCCACAGGTAGATGAGGAAATGGTCGAAGCCGTTGGCCGTTACGTCGACACCGTCTGGGCGCTGTCGCAGGGCAATGAGCTGCTGGTCGAGCAGCGTGTCGACTTCTCCCACATCGTGGGCGTAGACGAGTCATTCGGTACCGCCGACGGCGTAATCATCGCGGGCAACGAGCTGCAGATCCACGACCTGAAATACGGTAAGGGTGTGCGCGTCGATGCCGAGCATAACGAGCAGCTGCAGCTGTATGCCCTGGGCGCGCTCGAACAGTTCAGCATGCTGTACGACTTCGAGACGGTGCGCCTGTTCATCCACCAGCCGCGGCTTAACCACGTTTCAGAGTGGGCTCTGACGGTGGAAGAGCTCCAGGCGTTCGGCGAGCGTGCGCAGGAAGCGGCAGCCAGTGTGATCGTGATGTTCAACATCGCCGACTGCGAAGGCGTCGAAACCCTGCCGCTGGAAAACTTCACCCCCGGCGAAAAACAGTGCCGGTTCTGTAAGGCAAAAGGCGGTCTGTGTACCGCTGAGGCGCAGGCCAGACTTAACGATGTGAAAGACGATTTTGTCGACTTGACCCAGCCGGTGGGCGAGCAACTCGTAGAGGCCGTTAAACGCGTGCCGCTGCTGACTGCCGAACAGCTGGCTGATATTTACAGCCAGGTTGGCCTGATTGAGTCTTTTTGCAAAGCGGTCTGCGACCGGGTGAACAGTGAACTGAACGCCGGGCATCCGGTACCGGGCTTTAAGCTGGTTACCGGCAAACAGGGTAACCGCGCCTGGAGTGATGAAGAAGCCGCCCGCGCGCTGCTGAAAGACCAGTTCCGCTATAAAAACGAGGAAGTCTTCGACATGAAGCTCATCAGCCCGACAAAAGCCGAGAAGCTCATCAAGAAGGCCAACCCTCGCCGCTGGACGAAAGTCGAAGCGCTGATAACCCGCGCTGACGGTAAGCCCACCGTCGCCGCCGAATCTGACCCGCGCCCCGCGCTCACCATCAACCCTGTTAACGATTTCGACGACGTGTCCGACGACGCGCTCGCCGCAGACCTCATCTGATAAAGGAACGACTCCATGAAAATTAAACTGAACAACGTCCGTCTGGCTTTCCCTGCTCTGTTCGAAGCAAAAACCGTGAACGGCGAAGGCGACCCGCGCTTCTCTGCTGTTTTCCTGATGGATCCGAAACATCCGCAACTGGACGAAGTCCGCAAAGCGCTGAAGCAGGTAGCGAAGGAAAAATGGGGTGAGAAGTGGGAAACCATTTACAGCCAGCTGGAGAAAAAGCTCAACCTCTGCCTGCATGATGGTGACGAGAAAGCCGAATACGAAGGCTTCCCGGGCAACTTCTTCCTGAACGCTGCCAACAAAGCACGCCCGGCAGTTATCGATCGCGACCGTTCCCCGCTAATCCAGGCCGACGGGCGTCCTTATGCGGGTTGCTACGTCAACGCGGTAATCGACATCTGGGCGCAGGACAACAACTTCGGCAAACGCGTTAACGCATCGCTGGGTGGCGTCCAGTTCCTGCGCGATGGTGATGCGTTCGCTGGCGGCGGTGTGGCCGCGCCGGATGACTTCGACGATATCAGCGAAGGTGCAGACGCCTCCGATCTGGTTTAACCCTTCCCCCACCCGGCCATGCGCCGGGTGTTTTGCAAAGAGCATCCCTTTTCGCAAAGCACCCGCGAGGATTGAGTATGGAAAAATTATGGATTGACCTCGAAACCTTCAGCGAGGTGCCTATTAACAACGGCACCCATGCCTATGCTGAAAAGGTTGAGGTAATGCTGATGGCCTGGGCTATTGACGATGGCCCCGTCAGAGTTTGGGATTTAACGGCGGGCACTGTCATGCCGCCGATGTTGTATCAGGCTCTGGGCGATCCGGCGATTGAGGTATGGGCGCATAACTCACATTTCGACCGTACAGTTATGCGGCATGACCATCCGGAACTGGTCCCCGATGTAGCACAATGGCGCGACACGATGGTGCAGGCGCTGGCGCACGGCCTCCCCGGCGCGCTGGGTGCGCTCTGCGAGGTTCTGGGCGTCCCGCAGGACAAGGCGAAGGACAAAGAAGGTAAAGCGCTTATCCAGCTGTTCTGTAAGCCACGTCCGAAGAACAGCAAACTGCGCCGGGCCACCAGCAAAACCCACCCGGAAGAATGGCGGCGCTTTGTTGCTTACGCCGGACTGGATATCGAGGCTATGCGCGAAGTGCATAAGCGCCTGCCGAAGTGGAATTATAAGGGGGCAGAGCTGGCGCTCTGGCATCGCGACCAGAAGATCAACGACCGCGGCGTCTGCATGGATGTGCAGCTCGCGCAGGCGGCGATCGAGGCAGTAGACCTCGAGCAAAAACGCCTGGCGAAACGCACGCAGGTGATGACCGACGGCGAAGTGCAGGCGGCCACGCAGCGCGATGCGTTGATTAAGCACATTGTTGAATCGTACGGTGTGGAGCTGCCAGACATGCAGCGCAGCACGCTGGAGCGCCGTATGGCGGATCCTGATTTGCCGTCTGCGGTGAAAGAGCTGCTGGCTATCCGCCTGCAGGCCAGCACCACCAGCACCAGTAAGTACAAATCGCTGATGAAGGGCGTCAGCAGTGACGGTCGTCTGCGCGGCACGCTGCAGTTCTGCGGCGCATCGCGAACCGGACGCTGGGCCGGGCGATTATTCCAACCCCAGAACCTGCCCCGCCCCTCTCTTGAGCAGGACCAGATAGACGAGGGCATCGAGGCGCTGAAAGCCGGATGCGCCGATCTGCTGTTCGATAACATCATGGAGCTGACCAGCTCGGCGCTGCGCGGCTGCATCATGGCCCCCGCAGGCAAAAAGCTGGTGGTTAGCGACCTGTCGAATATCGAAGGCCGCAAGCTGGCCTGGCTGGCTGGGGAACAGTGGAAACTGGACGCGTTCCGGGATTATGACACGCTGATTCTGGATCAGAACGGTGCACCAATATGGGATGCCGCTGCGAAGGACTTTAAACGTCGGGGGCCGGACCTCTACAAACTGGCCTACGCCCGCGCCTTCAACATCTCGCCGGATGATGTCGACAAATACCAGCGTCAGATCGGCAAGGTGATGGAGCTGGGCCTCGGCTTCGGCGGTGGCGTTGCAGCGTTCCTGACCTTCGCGCTGGTTTACGGTCTCGACCTCGACGAGCTGGCAAACGCCGCGTTGCCGAACATTCCCCGCGATGTTATCCGCGAGGCGAAAAGCTGGTACGACGAATCGGTAAAACGTAAATCGACCTACGGCCTGTCAGAACGTGTATTCATCGCCTGCGACTCGCTTAAACGCCTGTGGCGCAGAGCTCACCCGGCAACATGCGATTTCTGGTACGAGCTCGAGCGCACCGTCCGCGCCGCAATAGCCACACCGCAAAAAACGCTGTACTGCGGTTATCTGAAAATCCGCCGCGATGGCGCATGGCTGCGCATCCAGCTGCCGTCCGGGCGCGCGCTGTGCTACCCGTCCCCGTCAATCGAGAAAGGAAATATCACCTATCAGGGCGTTAACTCCTACTCACGCAAATGGCAGCGGCTCAAAACCTACGGCGGAAAGCTGGTGGAAAACGTCACTCAGGCGGCTGCCCGCGACGTTCTGGCCGGAAACATGCCGCTGATCGAGGATGCCGGTTACAGCATTGTGTTGACGGTGCACGATGAGGTGATCACCGAAGCGCCGGACACAGACGATTTCAACGACAAAGCGCTCTCCGCGCTGCTCTCCACTAACCCCGAATGGGCGCCCGATATCCCGCTGAACGCTGGCGGCTTTGAGGCGTACCACTACCGTAAGGACTAATAACTATGGCCTGTAACTGCTTTTCAGAAGTGAAAGAACGCATGGAAGCGCGCGTAAAAGAGGTGCTGGGCGACTCGGTTCATTCGATGGACGAGTGTGATTTTGGTAATCGCGTTTGGGTACTCGAAGAAGGCGACTACTGTGCGGTAATGCTGCCGTTCAACGTACGGTATCGCAAGCGGAAGAAAAACGGCGATCCGGAGCAGCGCTTAACAAACGCTGACACGAAAATCGCAATCAATTACTGCCCGTTCTGCGGCACCAAATTCAACGGTAAAGCCACCTCAAATGAGGAAGTTACCGCATGAAATTCATTTTTATGGTGATGGATAGCCGTGCGCGGTTCGATATAGACAGCGCTGCCATTCTGGAATGCTGCGGCGATAAACAACCGTCCTGGCGCAATCTGCGCAGAGACTGGGGTGATCAGGGCGCAGTTCT